AGCAAAACAAAAGCGCCGTGACCCAAAAGGCCACGGCGCTTTTTTGCATGGAGCGGGCAATGGGAATCGAACTAATAAACCACGTTCTAACGCTGTAAAACGTCAGATTTTATCCTCTTGCCAGCGCTATTTTTATCGTGAATCGTGTATCATTCTGTGCACTATACAAGAATGTTGGAAGCAACTGTGTGTTAAAAAGTGTGTTACAAATCAGCCGTTTCCCAGCAGCTTGAGGAAAGCAGCATTGACGGCCTGGGCGGTGTTTTCCGCGTCCCCGGTGAGAGCGTGGGAATACTGGCCGAATGTGTCCATGTTCTGGCTGTGGCCTACCAGCTTTTTGATTTCGCCCTCTGGCAGCGTCTTGACCACGCTGACAAAGGTGTGCCGCAGTTCATACACTGATATTCTGTCAATGCCGTTTGCCTTGCAATAGGCCTGCCAGCGCTTCCAGTAATACAGTTCGCTGCTGATTTCAAACACGCTTTCCCGCGTCCCTGTCACTGCCCGCTGCTGCTCCAGCACGGCACGAGCAAGGCCAGACAGCACGAAAGACCTGATTGCATTCTGGTTCTTGCCCTGCGTTTCCTCTCCGTGGATGTTGATAGATCGGCGCACATTCACCGTGTTGCCCTGCACATCTGCCCAGCGCAGCCCCAGCAGCTCCCCCGGCCGCAGGCCTGTGAGCGTCTGGAAGCGGTAAGCGTGGATAAAGTCATCATGCACCCGTTTGCCCCTGTAAAGCGTTGTATCAATGCTGAACAGCTTTACCAGATCGGCAGGCTGCAACACGCTCTTGCCCTTGTAACGGGCGCTGGCGGGTATCTGTACATCCTCCGGCAGGAACGTGGAGAGCTTTGCTTTGCGGCAGTATTTGCAGAATGCCCGGAGATCGCTGGCAATCAGCTGCAAGGTTTTGCGGCTCTTCCCGGCGGCAGCGGCCTTGTTGATGATGGTTTGCAAGTCCCGGTCTGTAAGGGTGTTGACCTTCTTTTTGCCGATGATCGGCAGCACCCAGGTGCGCCAGCGGCTTTCTACGGGCTTCCAGTTGCCTGTGCTGGTGGTAAGTTTGAGATCATCTATCCATAGCTGATAGACGTTCTCAACCCGTCCGGCCTTGACTGCAATATCATTTTCCAGCCAGGCATCCGCCTTTGCATTGGCTTCCCGCTGCCCTGTGCGCCCCGGCATGGAGCTGTAAAACTGCTTTCTCACGCCGTCTTTCTGCACGGCTATGCGCCAGCGCTGGTATTTTTCTTCCCATTGCGCGGTGTTCGTTCTCTTGTTCATCTGGCTGCACCCCCTTTCTATGTCAATGATTGCCCGTCAGTGGGTGTCCTCATTTTTGAGGAGACCCCTTGACAGCCGATTTTTCGGCCACCACCCGCCGCCTGCTGTGCTCTGTGCAGCGGGCTTTATTTTTTTGCATCAGGGGAACCGCCAAACCGTGTTAAATATTTCATATCTACAGGAGCAATAGGAGCGTTTGGATTGAAAAATTTATCATTACTTACTAGCATATCGCCGTATTCAAGAAAGTTTTTTACTCCCTCATCGGTTAAGCAATCAATAATTGTATCGGCTCTACTTTTTGGACTTGCTAGATCCTCTAAAACTTCATTATATGCTATTAAATCATCTATTGGGCACCCAAGTGCATCCGCTATTTTTTTCAATGTTAATGTTTTAGGGGTTCGCTTGTCAGATTCATATTGTGCATAAGTGGCGCGCTTGACACCCATTTTTTCGGCAACTTGTTCTTGTGTAAGCCCGGCACTCTTTCGCTTTTTTTGCATAAGCTGACCAAAAGTTATCATTATATCACCTACCCAATTTATTTTACCATGTGGAAGAAGTGTTTACAATGTTTACGCAAACAAAAAGAAAAATGTTTACTATTGACATCACACAAAAAGTATGCTATGATTTATATGCAGTCAAACGTAAACAAAAAACCGGCTGTAAGGAGATGAACATAGTGCGATTCAATAAGCAGAAAGCGAAATGTGCACTCATCTGCACCGGCAAGACGCAGATTCAGCTTGCACAGGAAATGACGCTTTCCCGTCCGTGCCTTAGTAAAGCCATGAACGGCGGCAGCGTCAACGCCAACACGGCAAAGCGCATTGCTGCCGCGCTGGGCGTACCGCTGGAAGAACTGGTAGAAAGTGAGGGATAAACGATGTACCGCAAATTTCACAAACTGCGTGTGCGCTTCGCGGAATGCGAGCTGACGCAGGCTGAAGCCGCCCGGCGGGCAGGCATCCCGCCCAGCACCCTGACAGCGCGAATGACGGGCAGGCTGCCTTTTACCGCGCGGGATATTGCCGGCCTGTGCAAGGCTCTGGACATCCCTACAAGCGAAATTGGCTTGTATTTTTTTGAGGACGAGCCAAAACCGAAGGCCGGGTGATCTGCTATCCAGTACCTGACGGACAAGAGCAAGACCCCCCAGCACGCCCCCTTCCCGTTCTTCCTGCTGGAATGTGAGGGCTTGAGCTGGACGGCAGAAATCATCTATGCGCTGCTACTCGATAGAGCACAGCTATCCAAGAAAAACCGCTGGATTGACAGTGATGGACGAATCTACATACAGTTTTCAAACGCCAGCCTTGCAAAAGCTATTCACAAAAGCGAAACCCCAGTAAGAAACGCTTTGCGAGAGCTGGAAAAAGCTGGATTGATTGAAAAGAAGTCGAAGTCCGGCTCTGCGAATATCATCTACTTAAAGTTGCCGGATTCTCCTGAAAGTCAATCTAAACCCTGTCTAAAAACGGACACTCCCCCTGTCCAAAAACAGACACCCCCCTGTCTGGAAACAGACACCGGGTCTGTCCAAAAACGGACAGCAAGTCATACTAAAATAGTTAACCTAAAGATGGAAAGCGCCCCGCGCAAGCTCTACGGCTGTTATCAGAATGTGCCTTTGAGCGATGAAGAGTATACCGGCTTGAGTGAAACCATTCCGGAACTGCCCCGCTTAATTGACAAAATGTCCTGCCACTGTGAAAGCACTGGCCGGACGTATCGAAACTATGCCGCGACCCTGCGCAAGTGGTATTTCCAAGACGAGGACAAAAAGAAGCAGGCTGGAACACCAGCCAGTAACAAGCGTATGAAGGATCTGAGGTGATTTTATGATGGAGCTGGACACGCAAAGTGTCCTGATCGGCGCTCTGCTGATCGAGGACAAACTTGCACCGTATGCTCTGCCGGAGTTAAGCATTGAATGCTTTCGGCAAGACTTGCGACCGACCTTTGCCGCCGTGCAAGGCTTTTGGACATCTACCGGGAAACTGGACGCGGTTCAGATTATTGCCCGGTATCCGGCAGAAAAGCAAACGGTGCTGTCCTGTGTGCAGCTTTGCGAGAGTGAGTGCGTCCGGCTGACCCGTGAGCGGGTAGAGGAATGGACGCGCACAATCCTTGAAAGCGCAGCAAAAGACCGTTTTCAGCAGCTTGCTATGCAGGCCGTGGGCGCGTCTGTGAGCTATGCCGATCTTCCCGACCTTTACCAGCAAATGGGGGAAGCTCTGAACGTCAGCACAGAAAAAGGCGATTTTAAGAGCCTGGGCGAGTGCATTGACGATTATATCCGCAAGCTGGACGAAAAGCCGCGGTATTTCAAGACGGGCATTTCCAGCCTTGACAATACATTGCATCTGGCACGCGGCAATTATTTTCTGATCGGCGGCAGACCCAGCGCAGGCAAGACAGCGCTTTCATTGCAGATCGCGGCAAATATGGCGCAAGCTGGGCACTGTGTATGCTATTTTTCACTGGAAACAGATGAAAAGACCCTGACAGAACGGTTAATTGCAAACCGCCTTTATGCCCCGCTGCACGCTGTCAAAAACAAGACGGTGAGCATGAACGACCTTGACCGACTGGCAGATTGCAAAAAGTACAAGCTCTACATTCGTTCCGCTGCCGGTCAGGGCGTGGCATGGATAAAGGCACAAACCCTGCGCATGAAAGCGGATGTGATCTTCATTGACTATTTGCAGTTACTCCGGCAGGCTGGCGCAAAAGATCGCTATACTGCCGTGACGCAGCTTTCAATGGATTTGCACGAGCTGGCACAGACTACGGGCGTTCTTGTGATCGCGCTGGCACAGTTGAGCCGCAACGCAGCCCATGCAGAGCCGACAAACGCAGACTTGCGCGAGAGTGGGCAGCTTGAGCAAGACGCAGACGCAATCTTGCTGCTGTCCGCTGACGGTGAAGAATATTACAGCGCTATAAGCAAAAACAAGGAAGGCGAGATAGGCTATCCGTACCTTGATTTTGATACCAAGACCCAGCGTTTTACTGTTGCCACCTGTGGCAATGGAAGGGGGTGAACACATGAACGACATCAACCGCACCGGCTACGTTGAAGCCATTGTGAAGCTGCTGCAAAAAGCAGACCTGCGCAAACTGCGCCTGATCTGGGTCTACGTTGAGCGTATGACCCGCACCAATTAAGCCGACCCGGCCTAAACCGGCCGTGTTTATAAATTTTGTTTCGCCCGTAGTGGCGAAGAAAGGATTTTACCATGAACGAAATGAAGAACTTTTTCAACACCGCCAGCACTGACACCATCGGCGAGTGCCTGAACGGCGAGAAGCTGCTGAACGCATCCCGCGATGCAAAGGGCAACACCCTGCTGACCTTTGAGAGCGCCTATGAGGGCTACTCTGATCTGCTGACCATCATGCCGGACGGCTCTGTGATCGGCACATTCATCTGTGACGAGGAGCAGCGGCCCCAGACCGTCAACGACAACCCGACCATGACGGACGTGGCCACGCTGCTGGAAGACAAGAAGCTGAGCCTTATGTGCAGCACCAGCGGCATGGAAGCAGAGGATCCCAGCGAGGGCATGGAGCTGACTTTCCTTGACTACAAGGGCAAGAACCCGGACATCCTGCTCCGTATCACTCCCGCACTGGTTGACGGCACGCCCATCATCAAGGTGGAAACCCAGAGCCTGAACCAGCAGTAAGCCAAGACCGCCGACAAACAAAAAAGCCGCTCACGCTGTACCAGCAGCGAGGGCGGCAAGTGGCGGGACAACGCATTGCAAGTAAATGTTTCCCGCCCTCTATTTTATCAAAATGTGGAGGATTTTTCAATGTTTGGTTACACCGCTTATCAATTTTCGTGCGTGGCACCGTTCGCCCTGGTCTGTTTCCTCGGTGCCGCTGTGATGTGGTTCAGTGGCATCCGGTAAGGGGGTGTGCAACATGACGAGAGAAGAATCTTTAGAAGCCCTGTGCGTGGCTTTTGAGAAGCTGGACGAGGACGAACAGCGAGGGATGATCCGGCTTATTGAGCAGATGAAGCGTGCCCATACTTTTGGTCTGGACGTCCGTTTTGACGAGCACGCTTTCACTTTCTTTATCGCAGATGCAGCGACCAACACCGTGATTGCGCCGCCGATGAATATTCCCACCGTGGCGGCATGGCTGGACGACTACGAGAAAGAAGTGGCCAAAGAATGACACTACACAGTGAAATTCTTGAAGTTATATCCGTTTTATGGTACAATAAGAGCGTAGTACAAGCGCTCTTTTGAACCATTACAAAGAGTAAAATTTAACGGTGGTGCGTTGAGTACATAGCGCCACCCCCACCCCTAAGAGCGTATGACGGCCCAGCAAGCCGCTGTGCGCTCTTTTTATTTGCCGGAGGTCATTCGATACCATGAAGAAAAGGCTCAAGAAATGCCCTGTCTGTGGGGCTGTGATGTACCAGTTTGCACCGGGAATCCGCTGTCTTGACTGCGAGATGAAGCAAGCCCAGGATGAACGGGAGCGGAACCGCGTAAAAACTCTGGCATGGGCTGCATATCATCTGGAACACGGCGAACGGCTGTCACTGGGCGAAGTGGCCGCTATGGCTGACGCTATGGGCATGAGCTACGGCGCATACAGTTTACAGTTGTCCCAGCAGAAACACAATGTAGCAACAAATTGACATTTCATAGCATTATATTTGCATTTTACAACGCAATGTGGTATACTGAGCATAGCAGGCGGCTTATAGCGCCGTCCGGCTCCTGACTGCTCTTTGCTGCACGGTCTGGCTGTGGGTGTGCCATGACCCACGATCAGAGCGCCCAGCATTGCAGGAGCGGACATACCCCTTGCACCGGGCTTTTCCTTTCCCCGGTGCACCATGCGCGGCATAAGGTTTGCCGCCTGCTGCTTTTTACGTCTACTCATACGGAAAATGAGGTGCTATCAATGGAAAATCCCAACCCTACCCCCAGCGCCGCCCAGCAGCCCGAAAATAACGGCTCTGAGCGGATGTTTACCCAATCCGAACTAAATACCATCGTTGCAGATCGGCTTGCCCGTGAGCGCTCCAAGAGTGCCGAGCGCGTGGGCGACCTTGACGCACGAGAAAAAGATCTGAAAGCCCGCGAGGAAGCGTTGGAAGCCAAAAGCCAGCGCTTCAACCAGTGGGAAGCCCGGGAAGCCTGCAAGCAGTATCTGACTGATAACCATATCAGCACGGCGCTGCTGGATAAGCTGGACACCAGCGACCCGGAAGCGTTCAAGACTGCTGTAAAGGCGGTGCAGAGCGTCACCGGCAACGGGTACACCGTCACCACCACGACCACCGGCGCAAAGGTGGACACCCCGCCGATGTGGCTTTCTCAGGGCAAAGACAAAGACGCTGAGTTAAAGCGGGCTTTCGGTCTGAACAACTGAAAGAGGATCTATAAATGGCTATTGAGTTAGCAACCCAGTTCCAGGCATATACAGACGAACAGTTTTACTCCGAGAGCAAGACCAGCCTTGTAACCAACAAGGATTTCAGCTTTGACGGTGCAAAGACCATCAAGCTGTATAAGATGCAGTCCACCGAGATGGAGGACTTCAACCGCAACGGCCCCATTCTCGAGGGGAATAAGTCTCAGTATGGCACGATCAGCACCCTGCAGGCCACCACCGAGACATTCACGATCAACAAAGATCGTTCGTTCACTTTCGAGGTGGACAAAATGGACACGGACGAAACCAAGATGCAGGTCGCGGCTGCCAGCGCTCTGGCACGCCAGCAACGTGAGAAGGTGTTCCCGGAGATCGACTCCTATGTTTACGGCGTAATGGCCGCAAAGGCCGGTATCCTGCCCGATGCAAAGGCCCTGACCGCTGAAAACATCTATACCGAGATCATCACGGCAAATGCCCAGATGGATGATGCAGAAGTGCCCGCATCTGACCGCGTGCTTATTCTGACCCCCACCGCATACACGCTCCTGAAGCAGTCCAAGGCAACCTTTGACAATCAGGACATCGGTGCAGAACTGCGCAAGAAGGGCGTTATTGCCCAGCTGGACGGCCTGAATGTGGTCAAGATCGCGTCCAATCGCCTGCCTGAGAAGTTCGGCTTCATGATCGCGCATCCCGTGGCTACTGTGGCCCCGGTCAAACTGGCAGAGTACAAGATTCACCTTGACCCGCCTTTCCTGTCCGGCAGTCTGGTGGAAGGCCGTATTTATTACGACTGCTTTGTTCTGGAAAACAAGGCAAAGGCTATCTATTATCAGGCAATCGCCTGATATGGCATCATCTGGACGCATGGGGCAACCTGTGCGCCCTTTTTGTATCGAGGTGAGTATATTTGAAGATCAAACTTTCAACTCCCGCAGAGGTACGCCGCACGCTGTCCAAGATCGCAAATATGCTGCTGAATAACCAGATCGACCCGCAGCGGGCAACAGCTATCACAAATTGCTGCAACAGCGTTCTAAACTGCATCCGCATTGACGAACAGCAGAAGAAGCTGGCAGAGCTGGAAAAGCTGCTGGACGAGGTGGAAGCGAATGGAGCTTGACCGACTGGAAAAGCGCATCCGGGCACTACAGGCCCGGAAAGCGGCCAGAGCTGCCACGTTTGAGCGCGTGCAGGGCATCGACCCCACCGAGCACGAAGCGGCTGTATACCACGCTATCCACGCGGATATAGCAGCCGATGCACACACCTACTACAATCTTCCCGGTGGGCGCGGCTCCTGCAAATCGTCCTTTGTGTCGTTGGAGATCGTGGACGGCATCCAGAAAGACCCCACCGGCACCGGCTCTGCTGTGGTGTTCCGACGGTGGGGCAGCACATTGCGGGAATCCGTGTTTGCACAAATCCAATGGGCTATTGACGCGCTGGGTGTGGCTGACCTGTGGAGCTGCACGGTATCGCCCATGCGCTGCACCTACCTTCCTACAGGCGCACAGATCATCTTTCGAGGGCTGGACGATAACAGCAAGATCAAGTCTATCAAGCCTGCAAAGGGCTTTTTCCGCTGGGTGTGGTTCGAGGAATTCTCCGAGCTGCCCGGAGAAAACTTTGTCCGCAGCGTGATGCAGTCCGTGGGCCGTGGCGGTAAGCCTGTGGTGTTCCGCAGCTTCAACCCGCCCGTGTCCCTGAACAACTGGGCAAATAAGTTCATCCAGCAGCCCAACGAAGAAGCATTGACCCTGCACACGGATTATACCCAAGTGCCGCCCGAATGGCTGGGAGAGGTGTTTCTGAACGAAGCGCAGCGCATCCAAGCTCTGAATCCCAAAGTATACGATCATGAGTATCTGGGCATCCCTACCGGCAGCGGCGGCGAGGTTTTCACCACGCTGGAAGTGCGAGAGATCGCGGACGAAGAGCTTGCAATGCAATGCTATCGCTATGTGGGCGTTGATTTCGGCTTTGCGTCTGACCCTGCTGCCGTTGTGGCGCTGTACTATGACCGCAGCACCGAAACCATCTATTTTGCGGATGAGATTTACAAGCGCGGCCTGTCAAATGAAGCCCTTGCCGCCGAGATCCGGGCACACGGCCTTGACCATGTGGGAGAACCCCGGAAGAACCCCATCACAGGCGCAGAAACGGCCCCGGAACAGGTTATTTATTGCGACTGTGCAGAACCCAAGAGCGTGCACGATCTACGGGAATACGGCCTGCAGGCTCGCCCTTGCATCAAGCGCCCCGGCTGTGTGAACTACCGCATCAAGTGGCTGCAAAAAAGGACGCTTGTTGTTGACCCCAGGCGCACGCCCAACGTTTACCGCGAGTTTTCACAATACGAGTATGACGCGGACAAGGACGGCAATTTCCTGCCCAGCGTGCCAGATCGTGACAACCACACGATAGACGCAGCGGCCTATGCCTTGACCATTCTTATTTTCAATCCGAGAGAAGGAGCGTAA